AAATTTTCACCTATGAAGGAATTCCCACTGATACCTTATTTGGTCAGCATTTGTTTCCTAGTAGCGGTAAACGTATTGTTATTACTGAAGGTGAGCTAGATGCTGCGTCGTGTTATGAAGCAATGGCTGGTTGGCCAATGGTATCATTACCCCACGGAGCTGCGTCAGCCAAAAAGGATTTACAGAAACAAATCCCATTACTACAGGGATACGAAGAGATCGTTCTGTTCCTCGATGATGACGAGGCAGGGCGTAAGGCGACGGAGGAAGCGGCTAGCATCCTTCCACCTGGCAAGGTTAAGATCGCTAGGCTCCAAGGTTACAAAGATGCGTCAGACGCGCTACAAGCTAACGATGCTGAAGCAATTCGAAAAGCGATATGGGACGCTAAGCCGTTCCGACCTGATGGAATTATCGACGCAGAAACTCTTAGAGAGGTTGTAACAACTCCACAAAAACCTTATGATCACGAATACCCCTTCAACGGACTCAATGAGAAGTTACACGGGATCCGGTATGGCGAACTTACAACATTTACTGCTGGCTCTGGTTCAGGAAAGACCTCAATCATGCGCCACATTGCAACTCACTTGCTCAGCGAGGGGGTCTCAGTTGGGATCTTGGAACTTGAAGCAAGCAATAGGAGAACAGCACTTGGATTGATGTCCACAGCTGTTGGAAAAAACCTTAATATTGGAGAACATGACGAAAAAGAACTCGATTCCGCCTTTTCAAGTAGTATTGCCACTTGGAATCTTTTTCTTTTTGATGGTTTTGGAAGTTATGATCCAGACATCATCTATAACAGGATTGAATATCTTGCCACCGGACTTGACTGTAAAGTCATTATTTTAGATCACCTTAGTATATTATTAAGTGGTCTTGAAGGTGATGAGAGGCGGATGATAGATACAACAATGACCAGATTACGTAGCTTGGTAGAACGTACAGGCATAGCACTATTTTTAGTCTCGCATTTACGGAGGGCGAGTAATGACAAGCACGCTCACGAAGAAGGTGGAAGAGTTTCCCTCAGTAGCCTCAGAGGATCTCACAGTATTGCTCAAATTAGCGATCAAGTGGTTGCCCTCGAAGTCGATCAGCAGAGCGGAACTGAACGAAAACCTACGACTGTGCGAGTCCTTAAGAATCGCTATTCAGGCGAAGTTGGTGTCGCATGTACACTAAGTTATGATTTATCCACTTGCAGATTCAATGAACATGAAGCTGAACCCGAATTCAACCCAGCCACGGATTTTTGAAAAATATAAACATCCTTGGTATGAACATAACGAAAGGCTTGATAAAAACAAATTAATTAAACCTAACCCACCTAGTAAAGAGGCAGTAGAACGTGCCAAATTCGTCGATAAAACCTACCACTGGAAAGGTGGGGGCGATAGTGTTCGATCTGGAAGCCAACGGTCTAATTCATGATGCTACCAGGATCCACTGTGTTGCACTCCATTGGTGCGAAGATAACCGCACCGAGGCGTTTAATGACGAGAGGTACGGTCCACCGCAGGCGATTAAAGAAGATTGCCCTATGGCTGGCAACTATTCTATTACCACGGCTCTCAGTTGGCTCGAAACTGCGGACTACCTTGTGGGTCATAACATTATTGGTTACGACATTCCTCTTATTAAAAAGCTCTACCCTTGGTTTGATCCTAGCGGTACTGTTGTGGATACTCTGCTTTTATCTAGGTTATATCATCCTAATCTACTCGATATAGATCAGAGACACGCATGGAAACACATGCCACTACAGTTATATGGTAGGCATTCTCTTGAGGCGTATGGTTATAGACTTGGAGAATACAAAGGAAACTTTGCAAAGACTACTGATTGGAAGGAGTGGTCTCAAGAGATGCAAGATTATTGTGTACAAGACGTTGTTGTTACAAACAAATTATGCAAACACTTCCACCCATACCTGAGTGGGTCACGTTAGAACATCAGGTTGCACAAATACTAACTCAACAAGAACTCCATGGATGGTACTTTGATGAACAAAAAGCTAGAGAACTTGAATCAGCTCTCCGAAGAGAGATGGAGGAAACTACTCAGCTACTTCGAAACAAACACCCTTACGTTGCAGGAGCGTTGTTCACTCCTAAACGAAATAACCGGACACAAGGATATGTTGATGGAGCGGAGTTTCAAAGATTAAAAGAACTCAACCCCACATCTAGGGATCATATAGCATGGATACTACAAACACATTATGGCTGGATTCCGTCATTAATGACCTCGAAGTCAGGAAAGCCGATCATAGACGAACCAGTACTGAAAGATGTTGGGAAGGATATTGCCCTAGATTTTTTGAAGATACTGGAACTGACGAAGGCGCTTGGAATGATATCCGAAGGCGTGAACGCATGGCAAAAGCTATGTACGAAGTCTAGGATACATCACCATTGTTCGGTCGCCACACAAACTTTTCGATGTGCTCATCGATCTCCAAATTTAGCCCAGGTACCCTCAGATGAGAGATTTAGAAGATTATTTACTGCATCGCCAGGCAATTGCATGGTCGGTGCTGACCTTAGCGGTATTGAGCTCAGGATGCTTGCCCACTATCTCGCCAGATACGATAAAGGACGCTATACCGAAATCCTCCTTACCGGAGATATCCACGCCACAAATGCAGATGCCATCGGCGTCACCAGGCGAGAAGTCAAAACCATCACCTACGCCTTCCTCTACGGGGCTGGGAATACCAAAATAGGACATACCTATGACAAACAACTACCCGAAGAGGAGGCACGAAAGAAAGGTGCCGAAATACGTAAAGCCTATGTTGCTGCCATTCCAGGTCTTAAAGAATTGCTGGAAGCAGTACACAAAGCTAGTGAGAGGGGTTATGTTCGCGGACTGGACAACCGTCGTATCCTCGTTGACTCGCGGCATAAGTCCCTCAATTACCTCATACAAGGATCGTCAGCGATCATCGCGAAACGTTGGATGGTATTAGCAAATGAAAGACTTCCTACTGATACTCACCAACTTGCATTTGTTCATGATGAACTACAATACGAAACGAAAGAAGAAAACGTAGATGACCTTAAATTCACCCTTGAATACTCAGCAGCTTGTGCTGGGGAATATTATGGACTCAGAACCCCTATTGCAGCCGAATCGAAATCAGGAAAAACCTGGGCAGATGTCCACTAAAAAATGTGCATGTTGCGGAGAGGTTAAACCATTAAGTGAATTTCATAGATATCGCTATGACCCTAGTGGTAGGCAACCTCATTGTAAGATGTGCAGAACTGATAAGAACGGTAAAGGTTACTCGCAATCTTCTGCTACTTTACAGAAGGAGTTAGGTTTAACACGACCGCCTTTAGGAACACCTTGTGATGTATTTGGTACTACAGATAAGCTGTTAGTATTTGATCATGATCATGACACAAATAAGTTTCGTGGTTGGATCACTGCTAAAGCGAATACAGGAATAGGTACTCTTGGGGATGATATTGACGGAGTAACGAAAGCTTTGCTTTATTTACTACGTGTAACAAATCTCACAGATACTGATAAAGAAGTTCTGAGTGAACTCCAAAATAAACTTAATGAAATTATTAATTGATGCGGACTTTATCGTCTATAAAGCGTGCGCGGCTGCGGAAAGTGAAGTTGACTTTGGTGACGATGTTATCCTTGTCACTTCTAACTTTAGTGACGCTTACAACGCGACAAAGCGAGAACTTACCAAGCTTGAGAACAAGTTTGGGACATTCTCTTCTATGATTCTGTTCTTTTCTGATAGTGTAAATTTTAGAAAACAAATTTTAGACTCATATAAAGGACATCGGAATCGCAAAAAACCTTGTGGCTATAAACGTGTCATCAATGCTCTTAGAAAAGAGTATAAGGTAATAATCAAACCTGGTTTAGAAGCCGATGATTCCATGGGCATTTATTCAACTAAGTATCCAGGAAATATGATCGTATCCCCTGATAAGGATATGAAACAGATACCAGGTCAACTCTATAATTTTGACGATTTGTTCACAATCACGCCTGAAGATGGTGCCAAATGGCATTTGATTCAAACATTAGCTGGTGATCAAACTGATGGTTATAGTGGTGTACCAGGAATTGGCGTTAAACGAGCTGAATCCCTTTTCAAAGAGAAAGGGTACACCTGGAAAACAGTAGTTAATGCGTTTGTTGAGAAAGAACTTTCTGAAGAGGAAGCTTTGATTAATGCTAGACTTGCGAAAATTTTAACTGCTGATGATTATGACTTCAAAAAACGAAAGCCTAAACTCTGGAATCCCAGCTCCAATTACTCAGTTAACAGTGGAGCAAGACTTAAGGCTTAGATACATATGGGATGCCTGCAACAAACCTGAGACAGAGAAGAAAGATTTGATTACTTTCTTAATGGCTTTACAAAAGCAAAACTTTGTCTTAGGTAATTCACTCACAAATTTAGTTGAAAAATGGCCAAAGGTCCAACCTATTACCAACGAGGTACCTGCGATGTTTGGGATTTTATTAGAGAGCAAGGATTAAATTTCCATCTCGGTAATGCTATCAAGTATATTTGCAGAGCAGGTTACAAAACAACTAGTAAAATCCAAGACCTTGAAAAGGCAATCCACTACCTAGAGAATGAACTTGACCATGAGAAAGACATTTATTTCAGAGCAAGCCAAGGAATTCCGTACCAAATACAACATCAAGAACAGCCCAGCCAGACCGCAGAGGTCTTACCAGAAGGACTTGATAGTTGAGGAATTTAAAGAGTTTCTTGAAGCCGATGGTTTTTTATTTAAACACGGGCAAAATGTACAAGAAGAATGTCTTAAGGAATTAGCTGATTTAGTTTATGTATGTTATCAATACGCTGAGAACATGCATTGGTTTTTAGATGAAGCTCTAAACAGAGTTCATGAAAGCAACATGTCCAAACTCGATGAGGACGGTAAACCAATATATCGAGAAGATGGAAAGGTCTTAAAAGGACCAAACTACAAACCACCTGATCTATCTGATTTAATTTGAAATGACTGCTGAACTTATTTCCCGCACTGGTCGGGTCCAATCATGGTTGGATAACCCAGAATCACGCCTGCCAGTATCGTGTACCGTTTTCGTCGTAGAGGATTCTATGGAGGGAGAAAATGGAATCGAAGCGAGCTGGAGATACGTCTCACATGGACTCAGATTTGGAGCAGGCGTTGCTGTCCATCTATCAAAGCTCCGTCCCAAAGGAGCAGAAAACGGAAAAGGTCTTACAGCTTCTGGACCAGTATCCTTCGGAAAAATCTACTCATCACTCAATGAAACACTACGAAGAGGAGGCATCTACAAGAACGGTGCTGTGGTACTTCACCTCGATCTTAATCATCCTGACATCCTTGAGTTTATTACTACTCCCAGGGAGGAACTTACGTGGGTCAAACGATGCGTCGACATTGATCCGGGATGGTGGCAAAGCTGTGATAATCAAGTAAAAGATGCCCTACTCTATGGCATAAAATCTGGAGACATATGGTTAAACAAAGTAAAATACGATGACAATGGAAACAGAATCTATGGCAACGTCTGTCTTGAGGTTTACCTGCCCTCACGTGGAACATGCTTGTTACAGCATGTCAATCTCGC